AGATCTTACGACGACCGCAGCAACGACGGCTTCGGATGATTTCGTAGCTGTAGACGGCACGACGAACGGCACGCGCAAGCTGAATGCCTACAGTCCGAGCTTTGGCGGCAACCTCACCGCATCAGGTGGTTCAATCACCGTCAGCGGTGGTGCATATCCAATTTTTTATGCCAACGGCACAACCGGAGGCAACTTTACCATTCAAAAGTCCGGCGTTTCCTACGGGACGTTCTACGGTAATGATACCAATACGGTTTTGGATTCGGCAGGTTCTGCCAATTTAATCCTTCAGACCGGAGGCGCGACCCGCGCTACGCTTACATCAACCGCGACTACTCTTACCGGGACGTTGACCCTTACCTCTACTGACGCAAAGCTGCTGCTTAATGCGTCGGGCGTCGCGACTCAAAAGAGCCTTATCGCATCAAATGGTGGCGCGTCCGTAAATTACAACGGACTTTATGCCACCTCCAACTGGACCGACGGCAATGCTCAAGCCAACTCCGGCCTTAGTTCGTGGCGCGTAGACGTTGGTGGCTTTGATGCTTTTACGTTCGGCTCCGATCAATTTGCCGTTGGTCGCGCCCCCGCTGGAAGCACGACATTCTCAAAACTATTCACCGTCACCAGCAACGGAAACGTGCTCGTCGGCACGACGACGGACTCCGGCAACGGCAAGCTCCAGCTCACGAGCCATACGACCAGTGCGGGTGGAATTGGATTTGGGACGGACACGGCGCTCTATCGCGCCGCCGCTGGCTCGCTGGTTGTCGATCATATCGGAGCCTCTGCGCCGACGCTTAACCTATCGGCGAACGGCTCGATCCAATCGCGGCTATTCTTCAACGGAACGAACACGTTCCTAGAGAGCTACACGTCGCACTCGCTGATCCTGCGGACCAATCAGACGACCGCCCTCACCCTCGACAGCAGCCAGAACGCGACGTTTGCTGGTCCGGTCACCATCTCCAAGGCGCAGGCGGCAGCTTACACGAGCCTCACGATTCAAAATGGGAACGCCAGCGGCTATTCCCAGTTGAATTTGATTTCTGGCTCTAATACGGCCTCCATCAATTACGCGCCGGGGGCTTTCTTTAAAATCTCGATTCCGAGTGCAGACTCGTTTCAAGTAAGCACCAACAACACGACCGCGCTCACCCTCGACAGCAGCCAGCGTTGCATTCTCGCCGGTGCTCTTCGGCTCAATAACGCTTACGTTTCGGGTGCGCCGACTGCTACGGGCTACGTTACGCTGCAAGACTCGGCTGGCAACACTTACAAGGTTCTTGTCGGCACCTAACACCTTTCTCCTATGCAAACGAACATTGTTCCCGTCGCAGTTTATCCCGGCGAGGCTAACACGCTCTACATCCGCAGCATCGCGCTCGGCACTCCTCCGCAGTATTACTACGAGCTTCAGAACGTCGTCGTCGTTCCCCCGGTTCCCGAGCAGATCGACCCGACCACCGGCGCGGTCCTCATCGCGGCGGCTCCCGAGCAGAACATCGTGACCGTGCTCAAGAACGGCAACGTGAATATGACCGAGGACCAGTGGGACAACTGGGCCGCCGGTCCGATCACCGAGGACGAGCCGTATCAGCTAGATTGCATCGCCACCAACCTCGGGCTGACGCCGCTGTAATGCCCCAGAAGTCTACGGTGAACAGCGCCGGGGTGTACACACGCCCCGGCCTGCGTAAGAACATCTATCGCCGTATTCTGGCTGGTTCCAAGGGTGGTAGGCCGGGTCAATGGAGCGCCCGCAAGGCGCAGTTCTTAGCCCGAGAGTACAAGGGCGCTGGCGGGGGATATAAGTCTTGAAGCCTCAGCAGCGTTCTTTGGTGGACTGGACGCGCCAGAAATGGCGCACGTACAGCGGGAAGCCCTCCCTCAAAACGGGAGAACGTTATCTGCCCGAGAAGGCTTGGGCTTCCCTCAGTCCTTCCGAGCGTGCGGCTACGAATGCGGCCAAGCGTAAGGCGATGCGGTCGGGGAAGCAGTTCTCCAAGCAGCCTGCTAGGGTGGCGGCTAAGACCCGCGCCTATCGTTAGGACAGGCTTCTGGCAGTTGTGGGCTAGTCCTCGTTTACGATTGCCTAACGGCCATAAGCCGCCATTAGAGATCATTTATGGACGCCAAACAGGCACTAAACATCATCAATCAGGTGTGCTCTGAGTTTCGGGGCACCCGGCAAGACCACGAGCTGCTCAAGCAGGCTATTCAGGTGTTAGAATCGGCTGTAAATCCCATCAAAGAATGAACGCCTCCGTCATCACCTCCATCGTTCGTCACCTGCTCGGCATTGCGTCGGGCTACCTCATTGCCAAGGGCATTGAGCTGGACAGCGGCACCATTGAAACCGTCGCGGGCTCGATTGGGAGCCTTTTGGCGGTGGGATGGAGCCTCTGGTCCAAGAAGGCCGACAAAGTGGCTTAAATCGCAAGGAAACGTGGTTTACGGGGCCATCCTGCGGGGTGGCCCTTTGTTTTTGTAGGGTAGAATAGGCCAATGCCCGCCATTACGAAGGACACCCTTGTCCGCGACCTGAGAGATGAATGGTCGTTGGAGGACTTGGGGCGGGGAGCTGGATGGAAGCCCATCCCTCCCTTCCGGCGTGATACGGTGCACGTATTGGGGCAGGATGGCCGGTGGCGGGCGGGCGGGGCTCTGAGCGGGGCTTGGGACTTCAGCGCCGGGTCGTCAGATGGCATCCTTTCCACCTTTGATCTAGACGAGGGGAGCAGCACGACCACCTATGCCTCCTCTGTAGTAGACTTGGACGACGGTACATCAGTATGAGCACTCCTGCCATTATTCGTCATCGCCGGGACACGGCTGCTAACTGGACCTCCAATAACCCTGTATTGGAGGCTGGTCAGTTGGGTCTGGAGACGGACACGCTGAAGATTAAGTTTGGCGACGGCACGACGGCGTGGAACAGCCTGTCCTACGCTTCTGGTGGTGGTGGTGGCGGAATCTCTGATGGCGATAAAGGCGACATCACGGTAAGCTCTAGTGGCGCTACGTGGACTATCGACAACGGCGCGGTGAGCTACGCCAAGATGCAGGATGTGTCTGCGGCGTCCAAGCTGATTGGCCGTGGGTCGGCTTCGGGGTCTGGCGACCCGCAGGAGATCACTCTTGGCACCGGGCTTACGATGAGCGGCACTACGCTCTCGTCTTCGGGGTCCATCTCTGGGTCCACGGGGAGCACGGACAACGCCATCATCCGAGCGGACGGCACGGGCGGCTCGACCATTCAGGGCAGCGTTCCCACCATTGACGACAACGGGAAGATTCTCGCTGACGCCTTTGCCTTCGACACGACCCCGACCACGACTGGTGGCACGGGAGTGATTATTTGGGACAGCACGGAGAGTGCTCCGTCTGTCGGCTTCAATGCCAACGTGCTGGGCAAGCTGGGCGTGGATAGCCACGTTCAGGTGTACAACCAGACGGGCTCCACCATCGCCAAGCGCAAGGTGGTACGGCAGAGCGGATCGTCCGGCACCAAGCTCAAGGTGGATTTGGCGTTGGCCGATAGCGACCCCAATTCGGCCACGACCATTGGCATTACGGCTGAGTCCATCAGCAACAACAGCTCTGGGTTCATTATCACAGCGGGTCTGCTCACCGGCGTAAACACCATTGCCTTCACGGAAGGCGATGTGCTGTGGCTGTCTTCTACGTCGTCTGGCGACATTACGAACGTCCGTCCCACGCAGCCCGCGCACGGGGTTCGTATCGGCTACTGCATCAAGTCCTCGGCTGGGGCTGGCATCATCTACGTCGATATCCTCAACGGCTTTGAGCTGGAGGAGCTGCACGACGTTCTGATTACGTCCCCGGCGCAAGGCGACATCCTCTATCGCGGGGCTTCTACGTGGACACGGTTGGGCGCAGGGACCAGCGGGCATTACCTGAAGACCAACGGCACAGGTGCAAATCCGGCGTGGGCAGCGGTGAGTGCCGTTCCAACCAACATCTGGATTCCCGCCTCCGCGTGGATTCCCCGCACGACGACCGGCGCTGGCATCGACTCCCGCGAGCAATCGACCAACAAGATCAACACGGACGAACTGCTCTTCGACGCTGGTACGGATGAGTTCGCGCAGGCGATGATCGTGATGCCCAATAACTGGAACGCTGGGACCGTCACAGCCAAGTTCCATTGGACGGCCTCCACGGGTTCTGGCAATGTGGTGTGGGGCTTGCAGGGCCGAGCCTATGCCAATGACGATGCGCTCGATCAGGCGCTGGGCACGGCGCAAACGGCCACCGATACCCTGACGGCCACGAACGACGTGGACATCTCCCCGGCCACATCCGCCATCACCCTTGGTGGTACGGCGGCTTCTGGCAATCCGGTCATCTTCCAAGTTTACCGTGACGCGGATGCCGGTGGCGACACCCTTGGCGCAGACGCCCGGCTGCTGGGTGTGGAAATCAGCTACACGGCAAGCTGATGAGAGCACGCAATGGGCTTTTCATTCAAACTCGCCTGCTCCTGACCTATGCCCACTTACTTGACTCTTGACTGCGCTTTGCGTTCGGAGACCGACCCGCAGACCATCGCCAACCTAGAACGCAAGGGCTGGGTGGAAACGCCGCCGCCGTCCTATGATCTCGCTACGCAGCAGCCTCCGGTGTGGGAGAACTGCGGGTGGGTAGTGAAGCCCCTCCCTCCCCCGCAGCCTTACCGGGTGTCCAAGGACACCATCGTGAGCCGAGTGCTGGCTGCTGGGAAGCTCAATGACCTCATCACCCTGACTAACGGCTTGCCCGAGGATCAGGCTTACCTCTGGAACAACTTCGCTTGGTTTTGGAACACCAATCCGACCATTGTGGGTATGTGCCAGCAGCTCGGTCTGGACCCTGCGGTGATCCTCGCTCCCGACCCCTATCTTACGTGATTGAGCTGGCCTCCCTCATAGTAGCCCTAGGAAAGGCCATTCCTTTCATTTCTAGGCTACTTACCGAGGTGGAGCGCATCAGGGTAGCCCAAACCCACAATGCCATTGATAAAGCCATTACAGAGGCCCGCAAAGGGCCTTCTGTGTGTCCTAGCCCTTCTTGCCCTCTCCGGGTGCTACACCACGGGGCAGGTGGACAGGTTCCTGAAGCACCCCGAGTTTAAGGCGGCGGCTCAGTTTGCCCCCAACTTCACCTCGGAAGTGCTTCACGCTTTGGCAGAAGCGGAGAAAAAGTCGTGGTAGGATAGGCCAGATGCTCCAAGCCAAGGACTACATCGTTGCCGGGACACCCGCTGTGGCGTCCATCACCCTCTCTCAGGTGAATCAAGTTGCTGGCTTGGTGGCTACCCTTCTAGGAATTGCATACCTACTCTGGAAATGGCGGAGGGAGGCCAAGTGAAGAAGGCGGATATGCCCTGCAACCAGCCGATGAAGAGCTGGAGGGCGGGGAAGAAGAAGGTGGTGAAGGCTTGTGCGAATGGACAAGAGAGGATCGTCCATTTCGGTGATAGCTCGATGAAGGACTTTACCCAGCACCGCTCCAAGGAGCGCCGTAAGTCCTATTGCGCCCGTTCCGGTGGGATTAAGGGAGGGGAAGGCAAGCTCTCTGCCAACTACTGGGCGCGTAAGGTGCTTTGGTCCTGTTAATCCTATGAAGAAATCATCCTGTTGTAAGCATCGCAAAGGTCACGAAAAGAACGAGTCCAAGAAGGAGCGTATGATGGAATACGGCTCTATGAAGACTCGTAATTACGGTACTTCCCGCAAGAAGCGGTAATTATGCCCCTCACCAAGAAGGGGAAGAAGATTATGGCCTCGATGCAGGCCGAGTACGGTAAGGAGAAGGGCCAGCGGGTGTTCTACGCTGCCGCCAATAAGGGCACGATTAAGGGTACGGATTTCAAGCGGAAGCGGCGGTAAGTGGTAGGATAGGTGTATGCCTGTCCTGTCCACAGTTGGTGCTGCCTCTTTGCGGGCGTTTGGGGCTTTCCGAAGCGGTGCGCCTGCTGGTGGTTTTATCGCGGCTACTGGCGGAACGGTTTATACCGACCCCACAAACGCCAACTACAAGATTCACCAGTTCACCTCTAGCGGTACCTTTTCCATCACCAACTATCCAGTAGGGGCTACGCTTCAAGTGATGATGGTTGGTGGTGGCGGCGGTGGTACATTTGGCGGTGGCGGCGCAGGTGGATACATTTACCGATCCAGCCTGTCTCTATCTACTGGAAGCTTTGCGGTGACTGTAGGCTCTGGAGGAAATGCCGGTGCCTCTGGGAGCAATACCCTTTTTGGTGGATTGACCGCTCTTGGAGGCGGATCGCCTAACTTTTCGGGCGGAAGCGGAGGTGGTGGCGTGGATCAAAACGGTGCTGCTGCTTTGCAGCCTTCTAGCGCCAGCGGAGGCTATGGAAACAAGGGTGGAGATTGGTCTGGCGGTGGATTTGACGGTGGTGGTGGTGGAGCTGGTTCTGCTGGCAGCGTACCTGATGGAGGTTCCGGTCGTACTGCGGACATCATTTCCTCTACTGGGACGTATGCTCAATTTGCAGCAGGCGGATTTGGCGTTGATGACTCTGTGGCCTATGCCCTACCAGAGGTAGTGGCAAATTCCGGCAATGGCGGATGGGGTGGTGGTTATGACGACGTAGGCTTTGGCAGCGGTCAGGATGGTATTGTCCGAATCCGTTATCTCTTCCAATAATGGCCCGTTATTTCAGCTACGGTAAGCTCGACACCAACATCGTTGATGATGGCGATGTGGGGTTTGCACGGGTCAATAACCGCCTCCGTCCCGACCAGTTGAAGGGCGGGGAGGTAGCGTCCAGCCTTAATGGCCGGATGGACTTAGACGGTGCTTGGCAGACCCGTAAGGGGCTGGAGAGCTTTGGTCCCACCCTGACGGCAAATACCGAGTCTATCCGAATCACATCCCCGGCAGTCTGGAAGCTCTACGGGAGCGTCAATATTTCCTCAGCTAGCCGCTCAGGAACCACCGTAACGGTTAATACGGCTACGAATGCCTTCACCAACAGCACATTGGTGAACATTGCCGGGATCACGGGTACGGTTGACCCCAATGGCAATCGGCTGATTACGTTCGTCAGCACCACCCAGTTCACTTTTACGTTGGCTGGGGCTACTGGTAGTGAGACCTACACCGTTACCGGCGCTACGGCTGGTCCGCCTAAGCTGGGTAGTGCGGGGGCTACTGGGGTGTATGGGTCGTGCCTTTTCTCCGACCCTACCAGCGACAATTCCAACTACATCATCCGAGCGACGGATAGTAATGCCATCGCCACTCCGGTGACTGGCGGGTCGTCCACGACCATTGCGTATCCGGCTGGAGTCAGCCTTTCTCGGTCCGTGGAACTCCTTCAAGTTTTTGACAAGGTGTTCCTCTTTCGGGAAGGAGAGGCGGCGTTGGAGTGGAATGGAGACCTTTCTGGCAGTCCTGCCTTCGCGGCTGTGGCGGGTGGCGTCTACACCCAGCCCACCTATTTCGATGCGGCAGGGAATGCTTCCATCACGGATGGTCTGGTGACCATTACGGCAACCGCTCACGGGCTTTCAGTCGGTGATTTGGTCTACGTGATCGACCGTGGTAGTTCAGAGCTGCAAGAAGGCGATTTCAAGTATACGGTTAATACCGTTCCGGGAGCCAATAGCTTTACCTTTCTGGCTCAAGTTCCCGACGTGTCGTCTGATCGCATCGTAGTTTCCAAGAAGGTGAGCGCGGGTAAGGGCTTCATCCATATGCCCGCTCCCGGATGGGGTTATTACCATCAACGTCGCTTGTGGGTTCCGTATTGGTACGAACCTGCTAGCGGGTCGTATAATGACAGGAATGTCAGGGATGAGATCATCGCCTCCGACATCCTTGACAGCGACACCTACGACCGCATCCAAAACCAGTACCGAATCACGGCTGGCATTGCGGATTACGTGGTGGGCTTCCAAGGGTTTGCGGAGGACAACCTCCTCGTCTTCAACCGCAACTCCATCCACCTGATCCGTGGGGTAAACGGGGCGGTGAGCGATACGTCCGTTCAGATGATTACGTCCGAAATTGGATGCGTGGCGCGGAAGTCCATCCTCCAAGTCGGCAATCAGGTGCTGTTCCTCTCCGACAATGGGGTATACGCTGCGGCCTTTGGTGACCTTTATAACCTAAGAGGTGCAGGCGTACCCTTGTCGGAATCCATTGCGGCTACGATCAAGCGGATTAACGTGGACTACGCCTACAAGGCAGTCGCAGCCTACTTCAATAACCGCTACTACATTGCGGTGCCGTTGGATGCCTCTACGACCAACAACGCCATCCTGATCTACAACTTCCTGAATCAGGGCTGGGAGTCGTTGGATACGACGGGTCAGACGGGCTGGGAGATCGACAACTTCGTGGTGGCTGAAAACAGCGGGCTGGCCTCGCTTTACACCGTCAGCCCGAATGGCTCGATTCACATCGTGGACTCCCGCGAGGATGGGAATGACAATCTGTCCCTGTTTGCCGGGGTTTCGGCCACGATCTACCCCATCTCTAGCAGCGTTACGACCCGTCAGTACAACTACAAGATGATGGATCGTAAGAAGTTCAATTCCTATGAGTTCCATATTGAAAGCTCTGCTTCGGAGTCATCGAACGCGACGTTCTCGGCGGAAGTGGAGAATCCCGATTCCACTATTGATCTTGGCTCTCTCTCAAGCCTCCTTGGCTCCAATTTGGAGGTAGCCGAAGATGCGTCGCTGCGTGGTAGAATTGGAAACAAGCGCGGCTACGGCATTCAGATGACAGTCACCCCCACGAATGGGCGACCAAAGCTGCGTGCCGTAAAGGTGCAGGCGATGATCACCAACCCAGCCATTTCACAGGCTTCCTAATATGTCTGTCCTTTCTAAAGGCACCACGTTTGCCACCAACGACGCTCCTACGGCCACCACGCTGAATAATCTCGTGGATAATGCCACCTTTGCGTCTGGCGCTGTTGATGGAGCTACGACCCAGCTTTCTTCCGGGGCTATCATCGTCAAGGACGGGGGCATTACTACGGCCAAGCTATCTACCGGAGGCCCGACTTGGACTTCTGGCGGGGCTTTGACGGCTACGTCCATCCAGAACACCCCTATTGGCTCCACTACGGCCTCTACGGGGGCTTTTACGACCCTTTCCGCGTCTGGCACTAGCTCGGTGTACGAAGTCATTGAAAAGGCCACCATTTCGGGTTCTGCGCTGACGGGTACGGTCAATTTCAATGTTTTGGACGGCGGGGTGGTCTACTACACGGCCAATGCCTCCGCTAATTGGACCCTGAACGTGCGTGGTGATGGTTCGACCACCCTGAACAACGTGATGGCGACGGGTGATTCGATTAGCTTTGCCGTCTTGGCTACGCAGGGCGGCACGGCTTACTACCAGTCTGCCTTTCAGATTGACGGGTCTTCCGTGACCCCAAAGTGGGCGGGCGGAACGGCTCCTACAGCGGGTAACGCCAACAGCGTAGACATCTACACCATCACCATCTTCAAGACTGCTTCCGCCACCTTCACCGCATTTGCCAGCCAGACTAAGTTCGCCTAATGGCTGAGGAGTCACGGTATTTGATGGAGGCAGATGGCGGGGGGCCGTCGATGATGGACCCCTTTGTCATAGGGGCGGACAGACTGCGTGGAGGAGGAATGCCTTTGGGCGAAGCACTTGGGTCGTTTGCCTTTACTCCTCCTGTGGTTGGAGCAGGTAGCGTAGCTGCGAATGCACTAGGAACGGCCAATATCGGTCGCCGGGTGGCCGAGCCAATCGACGACGACTCCATCTACGCCCGCATCTACAACGAGGAGCTTGCGCGCAGAAATCAATTACGAACAAAACAGGGAAAGCTTGAAATAGCGGCATACGACAAGGCCGAGCTTGATCAGTTGGCCGGTTGGGCTCTTCGGCAAGTAGAGTATCAGTTTGAGTTGATGGATAAGGACGCTGCGCTAGCAGCTCGCATTGCAGCTATCCAGCAGGCTCAAGCCCGAAGCAGCATACCGATTGTAATTCCTCTACCCGTAAGCCCCGGCGTAGCCGCTGGATTAACGATTGCTGGCGCTGTTTTGGGCGGTGGACTTAGCGGCTCAGGTGGATTACCGGGGGCTGGTTCTTCGGCTGGAGCCGGTACTACTGGAACTGGTTCAAGTGCAGGAGCTGGCTCTACAACCGGAACCAGCTCAACTACTAGCACGGGAACTGCGACTGAAGAAAACGAGCTGCAAGAAATTCAGCCCGGAGTCTGGGTAATGGTGCCAAAGAGCGGTTCTACAACCAGCACAACATCAACTACCACGCCAGAAACTTCCAATCCTAAACCCGAGCAAGAACCTCCTGAAAACACGGAGTGGGAGCTGCATAACGGTATTTGGATTCCGGTTCCGAAGACACCCCCTCCGGGCAATGTGCCTCCGGGCCAAAAATGGGACAAGAAAGATGGAACGTGGGTTTTAGTTCCTACGGGAACCAACGGACCTCCGGGGACTAATCCTGACGACGATTGGATGAATCGCGGCCCCGGAAGGGTGATATGGCCGGGTCAGCCGAGAAATACAGCGTGCCCAATTGGACAGACTCGCAATCCAACTACCGGTCAATGCGAGCCAACCGTTCAAGCTTGTCCTGCTGGTCAGCAGCGCAATGCAACTACAGGTCAATGCGAGCCTATTCCGGATGAACAATGTCCTGCGGGACAAACTCGGAATCCTACCACCGGACAATGTGAAGTCATTAGAACCGAATGCCCAATAGGGCAAGAGCGTGGACCGGATGGTCAATGCAGGGCGATTGTGGTGTTGCCGCCGAATCCGACCCCCGGTCCAACAACGACTCAACCCCCTTCTGGTGGTAACATCTCACTTACATTCCCCGTGGCTACTCCAATTACAGTTCGCGATCCCGGCTTAAATCGAGAAATCCTACGGGAAGGTCGCATCAGCACGCCCGCGATGCGGGAGATTGCTGGCAGCACCCTGTCGTCCTACGGGATGCTGGGCGGACAGCCGGGGATGGCCGACATCCAGTCTTTCCAGAACCTTCTGGGGCAGGTTGGGGCTTACAATCCCGAGCTTACCCGCATTGCCTCGGAGCAGACGATTGCCGCGAATCGGGCTCAACGGGAGGCTAATATTGGCGATGTTCAGCGCCTCAGTCAGGCTGCGATGGAAGCCCAGCGTGCGGCCAATCCTGAGCTTTATTCGACCCTTGGCACCTATCTGCCTGCGGCTACGGGGATGTTGGCTACGGACCTTGAGCGGTTGCAGGGTGCCGGGCGTTTGAGCGCGGAGGATATCCGTATGGCCCAGCAGTCGGCCCGTGAGGCTTCCTTGGCCCGTGGGCGGGAGATGGATATGAGCGGGGTGGCGGCGGAGGTGCTCAATCGTGACGCCCTTGCCCGTCAGCGGCAGAACGAAGCCCGCGCCAACGTCCAGCAGTCGATGCAGAACGTCTATGGGGGGATTGGGGCGGCGCAGGCTGCTACGTTCAATCCTTTCGCTGCCCTTTTGGGCCAGCAGTACGGAATGCAGACCTCCAATGTGGGCTTGAATCAGGCTCTCTTTGGGCAGGGTACTGGGTTCAGTTCCGGCGCTCTCAGCAATCAGTTTGTTCAGGGCTTGCTCAATCCGTACAGCTCCTATGCTGCGGATGTGTATGGCTCCAACTTCAATGCTGCCAATGCCCGGGCCATTGCGGAGGCTAATGCCAATGCGGCGGCTCAGGGTGCGAATCTGCAACTCATTGGCGGTTTGGCGGGAACTACACTCAACTACGCGATTCCTGAGTTTATGAAGATTTTCCAGCCCAACACCACTCCCCGCACCTAATATGGCCTACAATCCCGGAGTTGTTGATCGTAGCGGTGAGATTCTGGCGCAGAGCCGGATGGCGGCGGGTTCGTCTCTGCTTCAGGGTCTGACTGGCGGCATCGAGACCTATCGCAAGAATCGCCTTCAGAACCAGCTTCTGACGGGCGAGAATGATGCCTTGCTGGCTGGTCTTCAGCAGCTTCAGGGAATGGGTGGCGCGGCGATTGACAACCTAGCCCCGGCTGGGATGAGCAAACTGATCGAGAAGCACACCAAGGGCGGTGGGCTTGGCCTCAATGAGTCGATGCAGCTCAATGCGATGCTGAACACCACCCTGAAGACCGCTCAGGCTGGTCAGCAGATGCAGGCGCAGCAGATCAATCAGCAGATTGCCGCGCAGCAGCTTCAGAATGAGATTATGTCTGGGCGGCAGGCCCAGCAGGACTCGGCTGGCTTGGTCAATGCCTTGAAGGAACTCGCCTCGCTTGAGGCTCCTTCGCAGAAAGATGTTATTGGCATCATCTCCCGGCAGAACCTCTCACCGAAGGCTATGGGGCAGTTTACGGAGCTGGTTGGCAAAACTTCTCCCAAGGGCCTTTCTGTTGATGAAATGCGGTTTATGCGCGATCAGCAGAAGGCGGATCGCGATTCTCGCATTAATGCGCGTGCCAATGCTCTGGCGCTTGGTGAGCCAAGCCAAGCTCTTGGGAATGCGACTGATGAGAATGAGGCTAGGGTTTTGGCGCGTAGCCTTTCAGAGAAGGGCACGCAGACAACGCCTCAGATGCGGATTAATCCGGCTACTGGCCGAGAAGAGCCCGTAAATGTCGTTACCGACATTCGAGGTCGTGAAGTCAGCGTAACGCCTAAAGGCGCGGCTGTCCTTACTCCACAGCAGCAGGGGGAGGCCACGGAAGCCACGGAACAGGCTAAGCTGGATGTTCAATGGAATGAGGACTTCCGAAAGAGCGTGGCGGGTTCTGGTACTCGCGTTGCTCAGAATAAGGCGCTGATCGATATGATGCGCTCTGGTCGCGTCAAGATGGGTCCGACTACTCAGGCGGCGCAGGCAGTTGGTCGAATCTTTGCGTCGTTTGGTGGCGATCCAAAGCAGGTTCAAGAGGTGGCGGATTACGGGTTAGCCGTGAATCTTTTGTCCAACCAGCTTCTGGATTATTTCGCCAAAACGAAGGGCGCGATCTCCGACTTTGAAACAAAGCGGTTCATTGAGTTTGCGGCTAACCCCGCGAAGACCAATGAGGAGAATATCGCTATCCTTGAGATGATGGTTCAAGTCGAGGACCGCAACCGTAAGGCTCTTGCTGCCTTGAAGGACGCCGATCTGAAGTCCGCTAAGGCTCGTCGTGACTTCTTGGAGAACTACGTCGAAAAGAACCCGCTAGACTTTAGCAAGGTTCCTCAGGGGACTTACGATTTTACTGCCGCTGATGCCATTGTCCGTGGTACTAAACGCTAATGGAACGCCGCGAACAATACGCCCGGTGGTTGGAGGCTAACGCTGCTGATCAGAACTCTTCCGACCCAGAGGTTCGGACTCGGTTTTTGACTGTAGTAGATGCCTATCAGAAGGCATCCGAAGCACCTGTGTCTACCGTTACTGGTATGACGCAAACGCAAGCGCGTCAGCGTGGCGAGGCTGGTATGTCGGCGCTTGAGGCGGCTACTCCATCCACCCCCACAGCCCTTCGTATTGGCGTTCCGTTGATGGCTGGTGCTGCTACTGTTGCCGCAGCTCCTGCTACGCTCCCGGCGTTGGCATTGGCTAGTATGTATGGCGCTGCTGGCGGCATTGCTGGCGAGGCGTTAGGACAGGGCGCGGAATACCTCCTTGGAAGCCGAAATGAGGTCGGTGGCCCGCAGCTTACCGCTGCTGCCTACGGCGGCGCTGCTACGCCTATGCCTATGAAGGAAGCGTCCCGCATTGGGCGCTTCTTGGCTAATGCTGGAATCTTCGGCATCGCTAGCGAAGGCGAAGAAACCCTCCGAAAGGGAGAGTACACGCCTCCTTCCCTTTCCAGCTTGGACGCGACTCTTGATGCTGCGGGACGGGTCGCTGGTCCTGCTTTTGCCGGATTTCTTTCGATGAAGGCCCCAGAGGTCAATGAGCGGGCTATCGTCGCTGATCAGCGGAAGGCTCAGGTTTCTAGGGAGCGTTTTGGCGGAGGTTGGATTATGTCCGACCTTGGGGCGGAGGCCGACAAGACGTTCACTATTAAGGAGCGCCGTGCATTGGCTGGAAATAGCCGCAAGGCACGCGAGCTTCTTGATAGTGCTTCGGCAAACGTAGGCGATGCCATCCTTGAAGCATTCAAAGACGCTCCTAAGCCGGAATTGCTTGCCGGGCAGCTTCAGGGCTATCAAGGACGAATTACGCGCCTTAATGACGACTTAAACCGCGCCCAAGAGGTGTACGACGCCAAGAAGCTTGCTGCTGAACAAGCTAAGGCTACGGATGCGGTTTACGCTGCCAAGCTAAACGAGGAGGCTAGTTCTGCGGCTTTGGATGTTCTGGCAAAGCGCGCTCTTCGTGCTGAACGCCTCGACCAGATGTTCGGCACGCTTGGGAACGACTTGTCGCAGGTCACTACCGATGCTCGCAAGACACGGCTTCAAGAGTTTGCGTCTGCAATTAAGTCCAACATTAAGAATGGAGTTGGGCGTTTGTATGAAAGCGCCGGAATCCGCGAGGATGACATCGTAGCCAACGAAAGCGATATCTATGCTTGGCTTGATCGCGCTAATATCGGCAAGGCTCAGAAGGGTGCAATTCGCGCCGACATTGAGCTGGCTCTAAAGGGGCCGGATATGAAGGACGAAGCTGGTAACGTCACCCTCGGCGCTTACCGGATGATGCGGGATAAGATTGCAGACAATATGGCTGCGGCAGGTATGGATCGCAGGGCGGCGCAACGTGCTGCTGGTAATGCCTACGATGCGGTTCGGCTGGCCTCTGAGGAGTTCTTGGAGACCTATCGCCCAGAGGCAGTTGGTTCGTTTAAGAATGCCAATCAAGTTGCGCGTAGCGTCTATGCTGCGCGTGAGGGAACGTTCGGTGCCGTAGACCTCATTGAACAGGGTGACTATGGCGAGTTGGTGAAGCTATTTGAGAAAGAAGGGTACAAGCGTGTCATTCCCGAAGTTGATGCGTACATTGCGGCGATGCGTGGCGTTGGTGACGACGCCTCAACTGCTGCTGCGAATGGATTCCGAACCGACTTCAATCGCGCTGTTCGGGACACGCTTGTAGGAGAGTCATTGCTTCGTGAGTCCGGTCTTCTTGAGAGCGGCCTTCAGGCAATCAACGTAGGAAAGCTGGTTAAGCGGGCTTCGGCCTTCGTGAGCGACAGCGGGTTTCCATTCCAAGACCTTGGACTAGGAACTAAGGACGAACTCAATGCGCTAGCTCGCATTGCTAGCAAGGAAGGGCGCTCTGGGATGACAATGCAGGAGATGTCCCAGTTCTTCGATGACGTTGCCCGCGTTGGCATTCCCGGAGCAACTGCCCGCCGTGAATACGAGTCGGAAATGACCAAGTTCTTCTTGGCTAACAAGAGTTCGGATAAGCAGGCTGCTTTGAACCGCGCTATGGAGGCTCAGAACAAAGCCAATCTTGATCTGGATGAGGCTAAGAAGCTCTATGATCGCGCCGCTTCAGACCCGCTGGTCCGGTTGTTCAACGACCGCTCTTTTATGGTCAACCCTGACCAGTCCCAAAACGGAAATTGGATTTCCAAGCTTTTGACTGTAGGAGAGACGGACTTGGGCTCGCTGATGCGCGTTTTGAGGGACAACAGCGATGCAGCCAAGAAGGCATTAGGCGAGGCCGAGGTACTCCGGCGTACGGCTCTTGCGGCTGATATTTCCAAGGCCGTTCAAGCCAATCTATTGTTCGCGCCTTTGCAGAAGGCTACCGGAGAAACCGGGCGGATGGTTAATCTGACCGACTTGACCAATCTCTTCTATGGAGAGGGCGCTGGCAAGATGCGGGCGGTGGTTGGGGACGAAGCCTTTGGCAACCTAAAGGAGACTTGGGGGCGCGTTTCACGCGATATGCTGAAGCGCCGAGTGGATCTTGGCGTATCTGCATTTACTAGCCGTGATGACTTTATGGCCGCTGCCGCTGCTGCCGGTATGCTTGGTGGACGAACTACGGGTGGCGTTATGGTTGGCACCGGACTTGATCGCATCAAGAACGCCTATTTCCGAGGCGACTACACCTTGCTGTACTTTATGTACGGTAATCCATCGACTTCCAAGCTATTCAAGGAAGTGGCGTATGATGTCGATAAGTTCGCGCAGATGAGCCCGCGCAATGCCGTCATCCTTCAAGTCGCCAACCGCAAGGATCAAGAAGCCGAGCGTGCGCGAATGGAGAATGAGATGGCTAAACAAGGTCAGCCCACTCGCTGATCCGCTCGTACCACCCCGGTTCCAACCAGAACCGTTGCCCGTCCGTAGGGCCAGACCATATCTCCCCTAGGTAGGTCGGCTGGTTCGCGTCTGGGTGAGGGGCTGTACCCACAAGTGTGAACTTGTGCCTGCTGACAGGCATTACGGTGAGCCCTTCCTTGGACTCCACGAGAACCCCCTCTACGTGGGGTTTGAACTGGTAGAGCGGCTCTAGTACGTCTTGCACGGCAAAACCTCTTAAAATCGATTCTAGGGCCCTCTGTGAGCGTTTTAGGCGGTGCCCCGGATGCGTAGTTCGATGTGATCCTGTCCCCCGGCGCTTATCCTGATGGGGGTGATCTCAAACTCGATCCAGCCTAGGGCTGCGGGGGACCGGCCTGCATCCACGTTGTAGGAGACCCGCCCAGACTCATAGGCTTTGAGGAAGGACCCGGTACGGCCCAGCCAAGGGGTGCGTTCACGGATCACCACCCCAGTCTCCCGGTTGTCCTTTAGAGCGATGCGGGGCGAGGAAGGAATACACCCCTTTCCGTGGGTATGGCCCATCAGATAGATGTCGGCGTCTGCCGTACTGAGCATCTTCTCAATCGTGTTGAACTGGGCTCCCGGCGTCGTTCCTCCTCCCTTCCCGTGATGGGCGAAGATGTCCAGTTGATGGGTGGCCTTCCTCCCCTTGAACGTGAGGGCTATACGTACAAAGGCACACACCCCCAGAAACTTTGTGCCCAAAGCCGCTGCAAGTAGGTGATCGGTAGTCTGACCATCGCCCACATCAAAGAAGTGATTGCCACCAAGAAGACCAAGGCAGCGACCACGCATAAACTGCAACTCATTAGCAAGAGTGCGACTGACGCCCTTATAAACATCTTTGAGGGTGTTTTTAGTTGTATCGTGGAGCGGGCCGAGAACCATACGTTCCGAGGTGCTCACCCCGTCCGTGTAGTCGCCCATCCCGAGGAAGATGGCGTCCTTCTTAGACTTGGCGTACTTGAGGAACTCCTCCCAATGGGAGTCTGCGAACATATCGGAGTCCCGGTGGATGTCCCCAAATGGAATGAGATGGAAGGGCTTTCCCGGCTCAACTTCCAGTTCAACCTTGTGCGCGACGAATAGACCGGAGGTTTTCATTTCTTATTCGCCTTCCTTATCTCACGTTGCTGTGCGGTGACTTGTGAGTGGCATTCCGTACATAGAAGACGGAACCCTGCGGCCTCGACAAAAAGCCGGGAGACGTACTCATCCCATCCTCGGAATCCGCGTACAGGGTCCACGACGGGCTCGATGTGATCAATATGGGTTTCTGAATTGCCAACGACCTTTTTGCAGGCGGAGCAGACGTACTGATTTCGTCCAACTCGCGCAGCCTTGCGGCAAGTGTGCTTAGGCCCCCATCGCCCAGAAGCCCGACGCAATGCAGATGTAATGAATGAACGGAATTTAGCGGCGCTCCAAGTTCCATTGTTGTAGGGCTTCAACATTTCATCAAAGAGAGTGGTAGGTAGGCGTTGTCTCGCATTGCCGTTCCTCCATTGCAGGTGGCCTGCGTTGACGTTCGCTCCACCTTAACATCTACCGTCCACTCCCCCTGACTGTCGCATACCTTCCACCAGACCGTTTTGGTCTCTGGGATCAGGTAGACGAGTAGCAGGCCGGGGCAGCGGAGTGCCTTGGCTACTGACCTAAGCTTCTCCAGCTTAGAGAAGGTGACTAAGTAGGAGCCGAAGCCGGAAAGCTGTTGATGGGTGAGATTACGGGTTTTTACCTCCGCGACCCCTACGATGGACGAGCGCCAGAGGATGGCGTCTACGTCCGCATCTGAGGTGTCGGTAGTAGTGGCATAGCCCACCTTCTTAGCGGCACAGAACGATTGCAGACACAGATGCTGGTAGCTGATGTACCGGCGACCATTCTCCGTGTTGCAATCGAGGCTCATCCTATCGTTCTCCTGATGACCTCATTTCCAAGCCATAGAACACAGGCGTGGATGTGTTTACATCTATCTCTGTCTGTCTGGGGGTACTCAGCATTCTTCCCTTCCTTCAGGCGGGGCTGGCATCTGGTCTCCCAGTCCCGGCAGGTGCATTGACCCCTCCCTCTGTGGAGGGAGAGGTCACAGACATAGAACTCCTCTTCCCGAGATTCACTCGTTACGTGGAAGAGAAGCTGGCCTCTGTGCTCAATCGTCACGGAGGGCCTCTGACCTGATACGTTCACCACGAGCTTGGGTGAACTTGTGATACCGCTCCATAGCCCGAAACTGCTCTACGGGGTCTTCTTCTGAGCCAATGGCGTTCAGCAGGTCTTCCATCAGTCGCTCTTCAAGTGTCTCTAGCTTTCGCATATAAGTACTTTTGTTGTGTCGCCCATTTGGGATCGGCGTGGATCAGGTTATGGCAGGGGCGACAGACTGCCATAAAGATTGAAATGTCACAGAGCTTCCCCCCACGCCCGAGGGGAAGCTTGTGGTGAATGTCCTGTGCGTCGCTTCTCTGACAACACTCACAGGACGGGTTGACTGACAAATACTCAGCCTTCAGCTCCCGGTAGAGCTTCAGGGCTTCCTGCCTTTTCCGGCTTACTTTTCTTAAAGGTGAGCGTCGCAAGTTTGTCGTGAAGTGTCCAGAGCTGTTTAGCAGTCTGGGGGTTGAAGGCTTGAGCCATCCCAGCGCGCATTGCTACGCACTTACGAATGTTTTGCCAATCGCCCACACTAAGACCGGGGATCGTAGGCATTCTTGTACCTCCAGATTTGGGACGCGGAGCAGAACGTCTCAAAGGCCTCGCGCATCTCAGCCGCTGAGTACTCAACCACTTCGATACGTCCGGGTTCCGTCGTGCTGATGTAGACGTTGTAGCCTACGGAGTTCTCCTTGATGGGTCCACCATTGCACCAGTACGCAACGTGGTACGCCGCGATCTGGGGGATATGCCCGAATTTAGGGGTGATGGGCTCGCCGGGAGTGGTCTTCGTGGACTTAAAGTCCAAGATACCGCACAGCATTCCTTTGGTCACCGCAAGGTCCGTAGTCCCGGCATATCCATACTCGTGTGAAACAACGGTCACCTCAGAGTCCGCGATGTCCAGCCCCAGCTCCTTCACCTTGTTGATGGCGTTCATAGCCATATCCAGCT